TGTAATCTGGCATTGGTTTAGCCCCTTAATTTTTTGATAACTACTTGATATGAAGATTGATTATAAGCAAAATTCGCATTTTTATAGTTGAATGATTGTGTTGCTCCGCCTTTGGCTGAGACGATTGTGGCCCCGGAGACGGAGGGAGCCGTTACTTGTTGAACATACAGGCCAGAAATAATGGCATTAACAGCTAGGGTATCATTTATAAACGCTATCCGGTCTGATCCTGAATTATTCCTGTAAACTATTTTAGTACCAGGAGTCGTATATGTAGCAAGATTCCCAACACCGCGTTCCGATATTTTTAATGTCCCAGTAATAGAATCTATAATTGTGGTTATTTTCCAAAGTTTCTTTAATCCTCCCGCCCCCATACAGGCTTGCTGAACACTCATAAATTTAACGACCGAACTACTCACAAAATTAGCTTTGGCGGTTGCCTCAGTGATATAGTTGGTAGCATCTTCAACGAAGTCCATAATCCAGTTATTTGGGTTATCACCAGTCCATGCCGAGAAATTACCGTTTAATAAAGCCGGATTTGTCCCGCCAATAACATCCACCAACTCCTCCCCACTCCCAACACTCCCCAACACCCCACGCAAAAACTTCCCAGTACTGTCATAAATCTCTATCGAGTGATTTCCATCACAAAATGCTGATAGATCTCGATCATAGATGGTGTAGGTGTAGCCGCTTGCATCGTTGTAATTGAAACTTGCGTCTTTGTACTCCCAGTTGTAGGTTGTGCCATTCTTGGTGGAGGTGATGGTACAGCCGGTTGATGATGGCGTGAGGACTTTATAAAACCGAATTAAATCAACCCTACATACTCCGGTTCCTCCTAAAGCAAGCCTTCCATTTCTAGTAGAACCCAATGAACCATAATAATACTGAGTGTATTCTGTCCAACTACTTGTTAATCCAGCAATTGGAAATTCTGGCAAAACTCTTAAACTGGTATTCCCAGAAATAGTTTTCGCGTAAAATTGTGCTTTCAGTAATACATTGATCAGCATTGTCGTTGAAGATGAAAATAGAAAATATGCTGATATTATATTATTTTGACTAAATTCTAACACGTTTGAACCAGATGGCGCAGTACCATCTGCAACCGCCGTTCCTACGTTATTAGTTGAGTTGTTCCACGCTGTTGGTGGGCTTGATGTGTCTGTTTCAAAACTATTATTAGACGGGGATAAATCACTAACCGTTTCCCCCGTGCCTGCACCCTTAATCCACCCTCGCAACTCCCTACCAGCACTATCCTTATAAACCAAATACTTTCCCAGATGATCCGTAAGGTTAGTGCCAGCAGAAAAATCAACAAATGCCCCGCCGCTTGCAGTGGCTCCGCCATCAACAGCAGAAATCCTGCTGTCGGCTTGCGTGACTGATCCTGTGTGAAGGACTAAACCTTTATCTGGAGTCAATGACGTTACATCAAGTGCATCAACAAACGCCAGAGCATCAACAGCAGAAATCCTTAATCCCGTTACCACTCCCCGATACTTAACTATTTGAGGCGCAAGTTTCATCATTTCACACCTCCCTTACACCACAACCAACGGACCGGAAATAGTCGTTACCATCCAATCCCAGGAAGCTGCGCCAGTTTGATAACTCCTGACACTAAACGCGTTGCCTTCTGCCACACTCACAAATTGGATAGATCCTGCGTCAGCCCCTTTCACGCCATCAAGTGTTAGGGCGTCCCCCGCTGCTGCGGTAAGGCGAAGATACTTTGCAACAGTGGTTCCTGCAATGAAATCAAATGCAAGATTGGCAGCACAAGCAGGAAGGGTATAAATGCAGTTATCTGCTTGCCCGTAGTTATTGATGAGCTTTCCATTTGCGTTAGTTAAGCCAAGTGCGATGGTAGAGGCTTTTACCCGTTCAGGCGGTACTGCAAATCCCACTGGCCCTGTTGATCCATACTCATTTCTCATGTGAAGTGAATTATTTCCAGCCACTCCACCAGTATCGGCTGACCAGAGTTGCGACATGTCTGCTGGCGAGGTGGTTGGGGCTGTGTCTTGTCCTATACCGAGGACTTTGGCGGCGGAGGTACCGAAAGTAGTCGTCCCGATGCCGACGTTATCTACATAATAAACAACTCTACTCGCCAACATATACCCACCAACCACCCCAGCACTATTCATAAACACTGCAATAGGCGCCTGAACACTCGCAAGGGTAGAACTTGCCGCCAAAGTACAAGCAGTATCAACCACGCAAGTAGTCGAGTTAGTCCACGACTGAATATATCGTGTCACACTCGCTTGATTCACAGCGGTAGTAATAAGCGTAAAGCCAAGTATAGGATTCGTCGCATGATACCCGGCAAGTATAGCATCAGCAGCACTGGTGAATGTAATCGTAGTACTTGATCCACTTGTTGACACAAATCCAGCAAAGGATGTTAGTGCAGCAGGCCCTTTTTGAATTGACGGAGAAGAGTAAACTGGCGCTGGAGTAGTTTGACCAATAGTAGCACCGTTAATAGTTCCACCAGTAATCAAAATATTAGTTAGATCAATATTTTTTTCCAGTATGTCCCAATTAGCACCAACGGCGGCTTCTGTACCAGCAGCAGTTGCATCAGTTTTGCAAACGATAAAATCACCGGCCACAACAACCGATCCGGAAGCTCCTCCAATTTTACCAGCAACACTAACAATATAAATCCATCCAGCATTGGCAGCAGGATAATTAGGATTAGTGGAGCAGTCTATAACATCCTTATAAACCAGAGCGTTGGCAAGGCCAATAATATCAGAATAAGCAAGCCCTCCTGCACCATCGGATACTACGCTATATCCAGCCGTAGCTGTTCCTGCAATAATGGCTTGCAACGGCACTGCGCTTACCACAGACCCATCTGGCAAAAGATATTTAGCGGCTTTTGGTGAAAAAGTTAAATATAAAGCTGCCCCTGCCGCGCTCGCCCCCTCAACAGTTGTTCCGGTCAAGATGCTGGTTACGCTGCCATCAGGATTCAATATTTTATCGGCTATTGGAGAGAAATCACCATATTCTGTCATTTTTTAGCCTTTACTTTCTTTTTAATTGCGACCTTATCAGGTTCAACAATATCGGCTTCAGGTTTTGATTCTATTGACGGCGTTGTCACTTTGGTTATTTCAATAGGATCTGAATGATCTGTACCACACAAGTGACAGATTCCAGATGCACCATTAAACGCTTGTTTGCATTGTTTACAGATCATGGCCTTAGTCCTTAGGGCGGATTTCTCCGCCCGTTAAGGTTACGAAGTTAAAACTACAGCTGCAGGTACGTTGCCAGACTGAGCCGTGTTGGATGACGCAAGATTATTTACCGCAAGCAGACTGTTCCAATCGCAGAACTGAGCTTCAACAAGCCCTCCGTTGGAACTGACGAACCGATTGTCAACACAAACCACATCGTCAGAGTCGTCATTGATAGCCAACCCGCCGACAACCCGGATAATGTTTCTTGCAATGACACTTCCCTGAAGCGTTCCATTGGCAATAGCAATTCCAGCCGTTGCAAAGATGAAATTATCTTCAATTTGCAGATCGTGAATTGCAGCCGTGCCTTCGATGGAAATACCTACTGCGAAAATGCTTGTAGTGATAGCGCCGGAAGGGGTGATGATCTTGCAATCTTTCACCAATACGTGAGCGGAGTCCGTGATTTCAAGGCATTTCGTATTGCCAGCAGCAGAAGCAGTGAATGTACATCCAATGAACTGCAATCCATGGCAACTGACCGGGATAACAAATAAGTCTCCGGTTCCAGAAGCCTGAAATCCCATATTAATGAACCGGCAAGAAACCTTTGCAACCGCAATAGTATGCGCTCCGATAACTCTCGGAAAAGGATACAGGTCAGATCCGCATCCGATAATATCGCATTTTTCAGGCAGAACAGTCAGGGATTCCGTGATGCCGTCGCCCATGACAAAGATACGGTTACGTCTGGCCCACCAGCGGTTAGCCGTCAAGCCGATTGAAAGGTTGCTGGCAGTAATAGCCTCTGCAATTGTAGCAAATGGCGAAGCGATAGACCCATCGCCCGTTGCCGATACGTTAAGATCCACAAAATAATCAGCGGCCCCGGTCGGGTTCCCGCCCATAACACTTCCGCCCGGCTCGACAAGAATCTGTCCGCCGTAGGCAACAACCATTACATCTCCGCCCATTTTGCGATAAACGCGGGGCTGATAACTCGGATCACTCATTTTAATTCTCCTTTGTTGCGAGCTTTACGCTCTAATGCTAAGCATTTTGGAGTTGACCGGCTTTCACCGGCCATTGGTTAATTATTCAGCAGCATCATAAATCAGTTTTGAGTTTATGACAGTTGTATCCTGGGTTGCCGGGAGATGTGTTCCACGATACTGGATTGCGATAACACCGGCCTTGACTGCATTCTGTGTGGCGGAAGTAAACAGCGCCCGGACATATCTTTTGTTCGGTTTCTGAACATCCAAAATCAGAGCCTTGTTATCCGCATCAGAGGCGGAAAGTGCCGTGTATGTGGCGGTCCCGGTCAATGATGCCATGCCGCCAGACCCGTTCAATTCATCCTGTTGCGCCGCAAGGGTCAATACGCACCCGCTTGTCACATCACCAGTCAAAGCGATAAACGCCACGCCGTCCCACCCCTTCATATCCAGGATGGATGTAGCACTTGCAGCCTGGCCATCAGCTACAGGGGCTAAAACATACGTTACCTTGCAGTTATTTAAAAAATTGTTCATTTGATTTTCTCCTTTATTCAAGACGGATTTTAACCCGGCGAATTTGGTTAGACGGAAATATAAAGTTTCTTCATTGCATCAGCCTGCCGCACACCGCCACCGACTCTTTTACGGGCGCGGAATACTACAAGCCCGTTGTCGGCTCCGGTCGTGTAATCTACCTGGAAGGCAATGGCAATCCGGTCAGCGATAACATACGTTTTTCGGAAATCGCCATAAAGAATCGGATATGTTCCGGCTGCAACGGCGGGCATGTCCGGCATTTCAACGTAAGGCGCACCGGCCAGAGTGTTTGGCATTGCGGTAGCAATACCCGGAATCCACAAATACTGGCCCTGCCCATCTTTCAGTTTACGGGTTTTGCCGAGAGTTGCCCGGCTCAGACCGAAAACAGCATTTTGGGTGTAGCCAGATTTCAGGGCATAAAACAGGTCAAGCAGACCATCGCCGGTCAGCGAAGCAGCCGCACCACTATTTACAGCAACGATGTCGCTATTGACTAACAGACCTTCCATCTGGTTAGCAGCGCCAACGCCGTTGATGGACTCGTAACCTTCCTTCACTGAAAACTGTCCTGCTGCATCCTGGCGAAGTTCTCCAAGCAGGTCATACGCCGAATCTTCAAGCATCTGCAAAGAAACTTCGATACGGGCGAACATTTCAGGGGCCTGGAACTCGTACATGCCATAGGTCGGGTCGCCGGTGTTGGTTCTGGTTGTAACTTCACCCACGCGGGTAGCCGTTGTCGCTCCGGTTTTCTTTGGCCCTTTCAAACTTCCAACTCCGATGGTTCTGACTGTTGCCAGTTGGCGGATGGGGGTCATCAGAACGATGTCCTTGATTATTTCAGCCTGCATGTCAGGAGGGGCCAGAAGATAACCGGCGCTCACATCGTCGGACTTGACCAATGCGGCCATGCGCTTCTGAATCATAGCCACATCTTTGGGATCACGATCCTGCGGAGGGCGTCTCATAACACGATCAAACGCAGTTCGGAACTCTTTTGCTTCACGTTCGGTAGAAGTCCCACCAAGATTCGGGGTCTGCAAAAGCGCCTGAATCTGATCCATTTGATCCTGCATGGCCTTCTGGTTCTGAGCAGCCAAAGTAACCTGCTGGTTCAATGGCTCGAACCTGTCCATTGCCGTGTTGATTTTGTTGATTTTGTCCTCAAGCAGAACATCACGCTTTTTGTCATTGGCGTCATTGGCAGCCTTGAACTCGTTAAACGCAGTCATAAGCTGAGTGACGGCTTCTTTGGGGTCGATATCAGGCATTAGCTTTCTCCTTTATTGCATTGTCGATAATTCTTTTTAATTCCATACAGTTGTTAATAAAATCGGTATGGGTAGCATCTTTGTGTTCATCTTCCCGATGTTCAGGCTCATCCTTCCGATGAGTTCTGAAGGCCAACGCTGCAACCCGCTTCGCTTGACTGTTTGATAATCCCTCCCCGTCCCGGAGAAGGCGCTCGAATTCTCGTACCGATGGTACGTTATCGTTTTCTGGCAAAAGATTCTTTGGAGTTTTTTTGAAAAGGTTGAGCAGGCTTGACTTTGTTGGTTTCTCTTTCTTTTTGGCAGGAATCATCATGTCGGCAAATCCGGCGTCAACGGCTTCTTGTCCAAGAAACCATGTTTCTTCAGCCATCCATGACTCAAGTTGCGCTCGATTGTTTCCGGTTCTGGCTTCGATGATGTCTATGATTCCAGCCTCCAACTTATCAAGGACTTCACCTTCTTTACGCATGGCGTTAGCATCGCCCACTGTGAAGCTCCATGGCTTATGGATCATAATGTTTGAGCCTTCGCTAATCATGATCTCGTCTCCGGCCATAGCAATCACAGATGCAATGCTGGCTGCAATTCCATCAATATGAACAACCACTTTGGCCTTGTGGCGAACCAGAGCATTGTAAATAGCAATTCCATGATAGATGACACCACCACAAGAATTGAGCCTTACGTTTATCGTTTCTACGTCAAGAATTGAAATTTCCTTAACAAATTCGTCGGCGCTAACTCCATCCCAATAATCCCCAATATCGCCATAGATAAAAACTTCAGCCTCTTTTTCTTCAATCTTCCCAATCCTCAGAACGCCCGGAGAAAGATTGCGACCACGGTTCATGGCGTTAGATTCGTCATCCATTTTAAGCGCAGAAAGGACTGCATCTATCTGATCCCTTGCCGCAATCAACTTTGATTCATTGGCGGCTGAAATAACTCGGCCAGAGTTCATGATATTGCGAGGTATCGTTTCAATTGAAGTTTTATACATTGCCTGCGTCCTTTTGGTTTGGCTGCGAACCCACAAGTTGCCCATTGCTTTGAGTCCCATCACTCAATATCATGTTGGCCGGAACAAAATACTCATCCCCGCCTTCACGCGGATTGTATTCTTCAAGTGCCCTCATTTCGTTATTGTTCAGGTTGCCCATTTGCCACATCTTCCAGTAATATTCCACCCTGTCTTTTGCAGCACCGCGCATAAGGGCATTCGTTATGAACTTTACGTAACAATCTGTATTTTGTTCTTGCTCTGTAAGCAAATTGACATTGGCGCTATCTTCTATGCGTTTGTACCAAGGACTTAAAGTATGTACCACATGAGCCAAAAACATTTGTTCCGCGCTTGCGTAAGTGGCTGTCTTGTCGGGATGCCCGATCATTATCGGCATTACCCGGAAAGCCCTGCAAACTTCTTCAATTTGGAAACGGCGCGTTTCTATATGCTGAGTATCTACACCGTTCATGGTTGTTGGATGGAACTTAGCATCACGATCAAGAATCAATGGTTTGAATTTGTTTGAACCCGCAATATGCTTTTCAACCCACTTTGAAAGTTCTTTGTGCTGTGTATCGTTAAGCGTTCCAGTGATTGAATATAGCCCGCTTGTTTGGCCCCCGTTTGCGTGAAGCAGCGCATGTGATTCTTCAGTCGCAAGCGAAAGTCCTATTGATTCCCTTGCAATCGTGACAGCAGGGAGTCCCATCCACGTATTCCAACTTGGCCCACGGACATGCCAGATAGATTCAGCGGGAAATTCTTTTTCTTCTGCAAAAGAAGATTGTATTGCGTATGCTTCGCCACTTGTTGTTGCAGACTGAGCATGTATTCTATATGTCAAAGTTCCATTGGCGCTACGATCAACCGTAACTGACCCAGGGTCTAACGGGATAAGTTCTTTTAATTGCCCACGGACAATATTTTTAAACGCAAAGAAATCACCGGCAAGTGCAACTTGAAATACAAGGTTTTCCCGAAACTCAAAACTTGTTTGCCAGCGGTTAGGGCGTCGATAAAGCAATTTGTAAAGTGGTATTTCTTTTGCAACGTCACTTCCGCCGTCTGGTCTTTCCCTGAAGGTTTTACAGGGGATCTGAGCCACACCTTCGCTTATGACCCGGAGGCAAGCAAACACAGCAGAAACCTGCAATGCCGTTTGTGCCGTTACAGATTGGCCGGATTTGGCCGGCGTTGTGAATCCCTGCCAAAATGGTTCTTTAAACGATTGGTTGTTTCTGTTCCTA